TACCTCGATCTTATTTGTAGCGGAGCTGTTTACTACCTCAAAGTTAATAACGCCCCTGCTATCTCCAGCGGTCTTAGGGAGTACTGCTACAGGTCTGCGTACAGAGTTCTTTCTGATACCCTTAACCCATGTAGCCAGCTTAGTAGCCTCCTCTGTAGTAAGATCTGGAGCTCCTACGATGTAATTTACTTTCTGTGTAGCAAAATACTTTGTAGCCTCATCGTAACTCTCTGCTGTTGTATCCATCGTGTAGATAATTACCTTAGATGGAGAGCCGATAAACGCTCTCTCAATATAAGCGGTATTCTCTGCACTAAAAGCACTATCTCCAGTAGGGATCTCATCCACACTACGGAGCACCATAGCTCCCTTGTTTTTGGCATCCTTAAGCATAATACCTACAATGCCTGTAGATCCGTTCTGGATGGCTGTTACTGCCTTTTTGGAAAACTCAATAATAATATCTGGTAATCCCATTCTGTTTAACCTCCTATCCGTTTGTTACTGTCTTTGTTTCAATATCCACATCTCCAATAAGCTCATAGTTATCCTCTACAGGTACATCCTCTGTAAAGTTGAGAGTGATCTTTACATATAAAGCACCCTCACTAACTCTCACATCATCGGAGTAGTTTTCTATCTTTGCATATCTAGGCTTTTCCTTTACTCCAGCTAAAGGGATCACAGGTACAACTCTCTTAAGGAGAAAAAGCCTTTTAAGCTCCTCCTTTACCTCATAGAGCTTTTCTGCTACCACTTGATTAGCCTCATTTCTTTTTGCAAAGTAAACGATCTGAAATATCGGATCATCCTCATACACATTGATATTTTTTAGCTCGCTACTACCTGTAGCCAGCGTTACATAAAAGCTGTTACGCTCAAAGTTATTAGGAACCTCCTCTATATGCACTGGCACCCCAGAATAAGCGGAGGCTATAACCCTGCATACGCTGTTAAGCAATCTCATAAGCTACCCCCCTCTATCTCTCTACCTATTTGCTGTAAAAAGCTCTCTACCAGCCTGTTAAGTCTGGGCTTAGCATCCTGCATACCTTTTTCCATAAAAAAAGAGCCATTTACATAGCTCTCTTTTAACATGATCCCTTTTTGGTTCCTGTTTTTAAGGTATTTAGCTTTTCCGCCTACACTCAGCTTATCCGCTGGTAAAAATCTCTTATGCTGTACATGACCGTCATTTACATACAGAGCATACTCTACATTAGTTCCCACCTCTACAAAATCGTGAGATATCCCCTCTCCGAAAATGGTAATACTATCTACTAACCGTGAGGTATCTACTGGCACATGAGGTATAACCTCGCCATGATAGATATTAGCCATCCTCTGGAGGAGGATCTTTTTCTTATCCGCCCATTTATCCACAAACTTACTAAAGTTCTCTACAAAATCATCCCAGCCCTCGATAGTAAAGCCCTCCACTATACCTCCTCCTCACTGAGGAGCAATACAATGAGCTGAGTACGCTTTTTATAAGGCTTATCTGCAATAGCCTTAAACTCCGTACTCATAATAGGCTTATCGTACTCATCCAGCTCATAGATATATAAAATATCTCCCCTTTTGATGAGAGCTTCTGGATCTGTGTAGAGTGTAAGATCTGTGGTATTCTTTTTCTGTGGCTGGAGCTGTGCTGTGGTAGTACTACTCTCTGCGGTATGGCACTCATAAGTACCAACCTCCACAAGAGTTTTATTAGGACGGTTATACTCTCCTAAAGTTGAGGAGTATCTTTTTACTACCACTTGCTTATCATAGAGAAATTGCATACCTTAGCCCTCCTTATATCCGCCTACTGGATCATCCAGCGTATAGGATCTAGGAAATAGCTGGCGGTATGGGTACAACTTTTTTTCTACTGATACAGGTAATGGATCATCAAAGGTTATACTCTCATCCGCTAAGGTATAAGAGCTCTCCCCCTCAGCCCCCAGCTTTCTAAAACGCTGGATAGCTAAATCCTCCTGCACATTCTTAAGCTGTTTAGGGAATACATCCGCATACCCTGTAATAATGCCCTCATTGTTAGTAAGAGGCTCTATAAAGGTATCTCTACAAAATGCCTCTATATCCTCTCTTGCTTTCTCTAAGAACACACTCAATAGCCCCAGCTTTTTTGTGTTATCCTCCGATATTCCACAGAGGATCCTACAACGCTCTAAGCTATCCATAGGAGATCCCTCCTTATTCCTCTACAAGCTCTACGCCCTCTAATCCAGCCAGATACTTAGCTACTGCTAAATTGTCTGTACTAGCCTTACCATCACTGAAATACACGCCTACAGCGGATACAGTTAAGTAAGGATTTTCAGATGTAAAGTGATACACCTTTTTAGGCTTATCCTCTTTCTTTTCCTCCTGCTCTGGAGTTACCTCTGGGGATACAGCACCCTCTGTAGGAGCCTCTGTACCCTTTTCCTGCTCCTGTTTTTCATCGGCTGGAGCATTTACCGCCTCTTTCTTTTCCTCCTGCTCTGGAGTACTCTGTGCTTTTCTAGGCATATCCTTTTACCTCCTTACCAAAAATTAAAGACTTGCCTCTGTGATAGAGATCTTAGATCCTGCATGGCTGTTAAGGAGCTTGATTGTACTCTCATTAAGTACATGACCTTTGAAATAATCTCCAGCCTTAGGAAGATCCTCATAGAAAGTACCTCTAAGCTCTGCGATCTGCACCTCTCCTAAGTCTACTGTAAGGATAGTCTTAGTATCAGCGTAACGATCAAGTACTAAAGAGATTTCTCCAAAGTCTGTTACGATCTTCTGTACTCCGATACCAAGTACATTCTGCATAGATCCGTTATCGCCTAAGAAACGTACATTGTTACCTGCCTTAGCAAGATTGTTAATCATACGCTTAATATTTGCATTTACAAAAGAGAAATACTCTCCCTGTGCTCCATGCTCCCACATCTTCTGGAGTGCATCTAAGAAGTGCTCCTCTGTAAGGGCTCCCTTAGTTTCTACCACGTTTCCAGATGCTACCAGATTAACAAGTCCATTCATCTGTCTAGGAGTAGATCCGCTCTCCAGAGCCTTAGTACCATTAAGGAAGTACCACTCCATATCTCTCTTAGTTTCTACTAAGCGATCCTGTACCTCACTATTAAATACATCGTTGATACCCTTAGGATTAAGGGATCTAGCTGTACCAGATACCTGTGTTACCTTTTCGATAATCTGACACACGTTAGAAAGAGTTTTTCTGCTAGATGTAATAACATCTCCTGCCTCAGCACCCTCTAACTTAAGAGTACCTCTATCAGAGTTAAGCTCCTTTTCTCTCCATGTTACTGTAATATCGTTTGCTGGTACTACCTGCCCTCTACCCATGAGCAAAGTAGTAAGCGGAGTATCTGTAGGAGATACCAGCTTAATCTCCTCTGTGAGGTCTACAACCTCATTCTCCAAAAAATCAGCTCTTTTAACCATTCCTGCCATTGTTATTTACCTCCTGTTTGAGTTATTTTTGTTTTGAGGAGCTGGCTTACTCCTCATTTTCCTTGTTTCTGTATGCCCCTAACTTCTCGTTAAGCATACCCTTTACATTTCCAGCCTTTTTGTATGCATCATACTTAGTTTCATCTTTCTTGTTATTAGATGAGGATCCTGTAGCTGGAGTGGATCCTTTGAGAAACTCAGCTTTAGCCTTTGCAACTTCCTTAGCTACCTCAGCATCAAAGAGCTTTTTCATACCCTTTACTCTCTCAGTGAGCTTAGCTTTACGCTCATCCTCATCTGCGATAGTTGCTAAGTCCTCTACAGCGATAAGGTTTCTAAAGCCAGCATCCAGCCCCATCTCCTGTACTGCATCTACTACATCCAGCTTTAAGCCCTTGATGGTAAGATCCAGATCTCTCTTAGCCTGTGCCTGTAAGCGTTCTTGCTCCTCTGCCTGTCTACGCTCATCCTCTGTCATTTTTTCCTTAGCCTGCTTATCCGCCCACTCTTTTTCCTTTTTCTTAATGGCATCCGTTACTCTCTTATCTGCCATCTTTTCATACTCTTTCTGGAGTTCTGCTCTGATCTCCTCCTCTGTCTTTACCTTAGGAGTGTTATCTGCACCTGCCCCAGTAGTGTTAGCGTTAGCTGTGGTATTAGTCTGGGTACTATTACCCTGCCCCTGTGTCTGTGTAGCTGTGTTTGTGTTTACATCTGCCATAGTTGTTATCCTCCTTAAAATGAGTTATATAGTGCTGATCCCTCGTAAGTTATCTGCAAAATATCCCTACTGTTTCTACATAAGTTAGGGTAAATATCTGGAGAAAATATGTATTTACTATGTAATCTTTTTTCAGTTTCTTTAGATTTTTATTTCAGAGCACAAAAAAAAAGAGGCTAACAAGTTTTTACACCTGTTAGCCTCTCCTGTGAGTTAATCCCACATATCATCCTCTGGTAAATCCTCCAGCACTTTATAAAAGTTAGGGATCTCTGTTATCGTCTTACCCTCTTTAATCTGAGTAAGTACCTCTATCTTTTCATCTAATAGCTCATCACTATCCAGATTAAAATATTTCATCTCTGGAATACCGATAGCATAAGGTAAAAGATCCATGATCTGTATTTTCTTCTCCTCCATTACTTAGGCACCTCCTTTAACATAGCCTCCACACATCCTCTCAATGCTGTTACAATCTCTGGATAATCCTCAGCTAAAATATCTATAAGCTCTGGATGTCCTACGCAAAGAGAGGCATAGTTAGCTAAACTCTCTGAGCAATTAGGATTAGTCCTACGCCTATCTGTATAATAAGCGGATCCGTGACCGTATGTAACCTGTCCAGTATCTCTAAAGGCTCCTTTACTTACTGCATCGTAAATATCCTGTAATCCAGATACTCCGCCTCCAAAAAGAGCCCTACGCTCATTATCTGCCTCCTCATTAACCTCTTTTGAGAGTTTCTTATAAAGGCTATTGTATTTTTTCCAATCAATCTTTCCAGATCTATACTGCTCTTTAAGATCCTCATGCTGTGTATTAAATTTGTCTTGTTGCTTTTTATATATTATATCACATTCTTTTGCAAAATCCTCAAAGAGCTTTTTAGCCCTATCTCCGATAACTGGAGTAACCTTATCAAACGCCTCTACAAGAGGTTTATAAGACTGTGAAAACATTTTACTAGGTATCCTATCCTTATTATCCTTAACAGTTATCAGCATATCTAAAAAGTGCATCTCCTCATGTAGGTTAGTATCATAGGTGCCGATATAATTAGGATTTATTTTAGGGATACCCACATCCAAAACATACTCAAAATTTCTATTCCACGATCTCTTAACCCTGTGCTCCCCATGTGTTACCTTTAGTACTACCTCATCGGATAGCCCCTCACACAATTTATCCATTTTAGTATATAGTGCTACCACATTAGGATCTGTGGATGTTTTAGAGTTCATATAATCTAATAAAGCCTGTGTGCTTTTAGCCTCTGGCTTAGTAGCATAAAAAGCCTGTGGGTAATCTGTGAGCTTAATCTGTTCTGGTACAGGAGTAGGATTTTCCTTATGCTCTTTCTCTACCATCTTTGTACTAACATTTTTTACAGGTTTTATCTCCTCTTGCTTTTTAGCCTCTGCCTCTCTCCATTTCTCATAATTCTCAGCTCCTCTTATTGAGTTTGTGAGCTCATTAAGCTCATTATCCTCAAAAGTATCACCTACTACAGGAATATACACACATCTACAGTTAGGATGGCGTGGGAGAGTAGGCTCCTCTCCCCTTTTGAATACCTTACCATTATCCGCCCTGCAATACTGGCAAGTTCTACTATCTCCGCCATTAGCACAGCGGTATCTAAGCTCCTCTACCCCAGTATCTTTATATACATCATCGTGAGCACAGTAGGTAACTCTCTTTGTTTCTGTCCTTGCTACCCTCTCAGCGTTATATCTGGCTGTGTCTATGCCCTTATTGATCCTATCCGTAATCTGAGGTATTCCCTCTCCCAGTATCATACTCTGAGTAAGTCCTACACGGAGATTTCTACCCAGCCTCTCCTTATCCTGCCAGAGCCTATCTGAGAACATAGCACCGCTCCACGGATAATCTAAGGTTTTCTGTATCAGAGCTGGATTAAGTCTGTTAAAATTAGCCTTTACCGTTATACTCTGCCCCAGATCGTATACCTGTCTTAAAAACTGATCCGTATAGATATTACTAAGCCCTTGCCTAAAAGTAATCTGCTCTTTCTGTCCTAAGGCTTTTATTTGCTCTCCGATCTGCTCAAATAATCCTCTACTCCGTGTGAGTGCTGATTGATTAGCATAACTCCACTCTCCCCCAGCCTTTTGTACCTTTGCTATAGTTTCTGTTACGCTGGCAAGGATATCTTTCTGGCAACTAGCGTAAATAGAGGCTAAGACTTTCTCCATCTTAGCCTCATCCTCAAACGCTTTGAGATTATTTTTAAGTACTGCATCCTCACGCTCCTTAATGAGCTTAGCTCTCCTCACACTGTCCTCATGGAGGATCTTTTTCTGCTCTGGAGTAAGCTCTGAGTATGGGATACCGTACATTTTCGCTACTTCTTTGTTTATATAGCCTACATTAGCCACTCTTTACACCTCCTTACAGCCTCATATAGCCCTTTTACTGTTCTGGCTGAGGAATTGTAGCCCCCTGTGCATTTAAAGTCTCCTGTGGGCTATTCTGTGCATTGAGGTTAGGGAATAAGTTATTACTATCATTTGTAATATTCTGCACAGAGTAAGGATCTGTACTCTGTCTATCTCTTTCCTTGTCTGCCTCCAGCTTTTCCAGCACTTCCTTAGGGTTATCAATGAATGGGAGTAAGCTGAGGAGCGTTTCCTTATCCACTTTTCCATCCAGCTTACTTACTGTATCTACAATTTCTGTAAGATTGTTAGGTACATTTCTACTAAACTCCACTTTGAGGTTAAGTACATCCACCTCACGCCCTGTATTTACATGAATAGGCACACTAAGCACTCTTACCAGCTCCTTTATAGCCTTTTCCATTTTTCTCTCTTTGATAATACACTTAGTTTCCAGCCCAAAGAGCTTAAATCTGATAGCTACACCGCTAAGATTTCCTGCAAAGTTCTCATCTGAGAGATCTGGCACAGCGGAAAACTTGTGGATATTCTTCTCCAGCCTGTTAAGATGGTTTTCTAGTGCCTCCGTCTGGATCTCCTTTGTAATGAATTTCATATCTCCATTTTCCATTACCTCTACAATTCCCTCATCTTTGAGTTTTTGGATGCTATCATTACCTGCTACCATGTTTTTAAGCATTAAATAAGCGTTTCTAAATGCCTCAAACTCATTAGATACATCGGAAAGCACCTTATCATAGTCATTTACCAGCGTTTCTATCTTTTCAAGATCGCTCATCTGCTCCTCATTGTTATAAACAGTGATAATAGGGATCCTACCGTAGATATGAGGCTTTTCCTCTACAAACTCATAGCTTGCAAACTGTCTAGCCTTACCTTTTCCTGTAGCCCCATAGGAGCCATCATCTACACACTTAAAGATCTCTACCTTAGTAGGGCTGTATACCTCTGCATAGTGGGTAGTTTTCTTAGTATCCTCTGTATCAATATCATACAGGCGGATCTTATAGGCTGGCTCCTTTGTGGAGCTGTTCTTATACACCACAATAAGATCCTCTGGAGATACTCTCATCATCTTAGTGTGGCTCTCCTCGTCTTGATATACTAAGATATGGGATAAGCCCTTAATCATAGCCTCCTTACCCCACTCGATAAAAAGATCGTCTTTATCGTTATCACTACAGATCTTATCTAACTCATCCTGTACCGCTGTATCCTCCAGCTCTGTAAGGTCTACTCCTACATCCGCTGGATCTGCCTCTACAGGTGCCTTATCCTTTTTAGGCTCTGTATAGTTAAGTACAATAGGATTACCCAGAAAATAACCTACTGTGTTATCAATCGTTTGTCCGAAAAAGTCATTTACCAGCTTGTTATTAGGCTTGTTTTTATCTTTTCTCGGTCTGTTCTGGATCTTATGCTTACCCTCGTACAGCTTTTGAAACTTTACATATCTGGGAGCGATCTTATTTACATGAGTATCTACCAGATCATTAAGAAAACTGGTGCTAAATCTGCCTCCCTCAACTTCTACATTAAACTCTCTATCTATCGGTCTGCTAAGCTCTGCCATATTGCTTATATCCTCCTTTTCTGCATAAAAATAAGCCCTCACTTATTAGGGCTTTTACACTAAATTCTAAAATCTTCTCTTTTAAGTACTCTGATCTCATTACCGCCATCTGCCATAGTCATAGCAAAATCTAGGGCATCAAATAAATCATCGTGATCCACCTCTGGGAATAACAGTAAGCACTCCTCCAGATCATCCATACCCTCTCTAAAATATACCTTGTGGTTTTCAAAGTTAGCCGATCTCCTCATAGCTCTTGTTACTTTGTCCTTAGAGGTATTGATATTGATAATAGGGAGTAAAGATAATCTCCTAAGCTCCTGTGCTAAGGATTTCTGATAGGCTACCGTTTCTACTCCGATCCTCTCTACCATAGGGAATTTATTTCTACCGTAGTCGATAATGGTATTAAGCTGGGTATTAAAGGTTAATCTCTCTTTCACATAATCCAGTACATACACATTATGATCTGCATCTACCCCTATTACCATGAGTACAAAATAATCGCCTTTATCCTGCTCTTTCTCCGATATTGCTAAGTCACAGCCAAAACAAAGCCTTACCTTGATCCACTGATCTATACCATCCTCTGTTTTAACTCGTACCTTAGCGGTCTGAAAATCATAGTCAATCTTGTACTCCTCGTAATATTTGAAATACTGAGCCTTAAAGATTTTACCCTTTGCCAGCTCTGTATCATTTTGATACTGCATATTGAAAATGATCTTACCAGATTGCTTAAGAATAGCCTCCAGCCTCTCTAAGCTAAACTTTTCCTCCCAGAGAGATACTTTCTTACCGTTTACCACTCTTATAGCTCTCTGGGTATTTACCACATAATCCTTGCTCTTTATCAGATCCTCATACAGATCCAATGGGTTATATCGTGTACCCAGTATATGGATCTCTCCATCTGGCTCTAGGGTAGGGAAAAGAGAGCTATAAAACCACTCCTTAAGGTTACTCCTCTGCTTTTCTGTTCTGGCATTTTCCAGCCCTACTAAGTCATCGCCTATAATTACATCAAAGTGCTTGGAAATAACCGCTCCAGAGGCTCCTAATGCTGTTAGAGTAGCCTCTTTCTTAATAATGCTCCTCTTATTTACAGTAAACTCTCTATCATTCCATACATTATCCTTACTGGTTTTCCAATCTCCGAAAATCCTAATAAGATCCTCATTCTGCTCAAAGTGAGTACGAACCTCTTTAAGAAACGCCTCCGCCTGTGTCTGTGTTTTGGATCCTATCATAATACGGATATTAGGATCTCTGAGGATCCTTGTAATACAATAATCCACATCGCCTACAGTACTTTTACCGAAACCTCTAGGGGCTAGATCCAGCGTGCTCTTACTATTCGATATGTTAGAGATAATGCTCTTATGGAGATCCATTACATTTCTCTTAGTAATGTAGGTGCATACCAGATAATACGCTATCTCAAAATCTGCCTCCTGTATGAGGTACTTTATCATAGCATCTCTTTCTCTCTGATCCTGTACCTCCCCTAGCTTATCCTCTACTAGGGATACTACTTTATAATCTAACACATCCGCCTAACCTCCTTTCTACGCATAATAAAAGGGAGCCTATTAGCTCCCTACATCGTTACCAGTTTAATAATAAGTACTATAGCTACGATCCACAGCGTAACCACATTAAACGCTTGTACATTCTTATAACGGTTACTCTCTGGCATAGCATTAAACCAGAGAGTATCTACTACCGATAGTCCTACTACCACTATGGTACAAAGAATAAATACCAGCTTTAATAATCCTGCTACCATGTTCTACTCCTCCTCTCACGCTCCTTATACTCTGCCTCCTCTCTGAGGTCTTTATAAGTCCTACCACAGTATCTACACCTCCAGCCCCAGCCTTTTGTATATTCTGGCTTATGCTTAAGGATATAGAGTGTGTGTTTACATCTTCCTAAATCACTCATCACAGTACGCCTCCTTATATGCTCTCTGGATCTTAGGGATCTGTATAGCCATCCAATCTATCATCTCCTCATTTTTAGCCCAGCACTTACTACCGTAGGCATTTTGCCATAAACCACTCTCATAGAGAAAAGCGTGTACTATCTCATGGCGGAGTACCTTTTTCTGATATGCTATCAGATCCTTTACACTCTCCGCACTCTGCTTATAGTTAAAAATGAGGATCTCCTTTACACTAGGATCACACCATCCATCCGCCTCTATATCATATCTGTAATCATCCTCATCTATGATACGGATACTGTATCTGGTTCCTAAGATATGTACCTCACTATTAAAAGCTCTGTGAGGCTGTGTACTGCCTGTACTCTCAATATCATCTAAAGATACTGTTATCTCCAGCCCTGTATCACAGAGCTTTACTGTAGCTGTATTCTTTGAGGTGCTGTACTCCGTTACCTCTCCTACCATCTGCTTATATGCCTTAAGATATACAATCTCTCCAGTAATATCTCTGGTTATATCTCCGCTTACTATCTGCATTACTATTTATCCTCCTTTTGTCTGTTCTCCAGCTCCACATTGTTATTAGAGCTTGCTACACACAATCCCATTACAAATACTCCTACAATGCCTCCTAATACAAAGCATCCTATACACGCTAATACCATCATATAATCCTCCTAACTGAAAAGGAGAGCCTTTTACAGCTCTCCCTTCCTAACCTCTGCCTTTATTTAACTGTTTCCCACTCCATAGGCTCCAGATCATCAAATACCACAGGTACTCTCTCTCTAAGCTCCTTTAAGAGCGGTACTGCTACCTCTAACATCTGTGGATGAGGTTTTCCTGTAGATCCACAAGCTCTGAGGCTTAAGAAGTGCCTCCACTCTCTAAGATTAGCTGTCATTACTACCTCTGTTTTGAGGCTATTAGGTAATACAGATCTTGCCTCCTGTGGAGTTCTTCCCTCACTAATCAAATAGTTATAGGCTTTCTCTGCTCTCATACAGCTATCTACCCAATTATCCATCTCTGGAGTATCCTCTGCAAAGAATACAGGGCGGATAAAAGCTACATCTCCGCTCTTATTGTAATTACAATACCTTGTACTTTCCTGTGCATAGCTGGCTACTCTGTGGCGTACAATCTCATGGGATACGCCTCTATCACAGATAAACTTTACACTAAAAGAGTAGTGCTCCAGCATCGCCATGTGATTACTCTTAATGAGAGCTCTTACCATCTTCTCAGCGGATCCCTCTGTGATTTTATCCTCACTCTTATAACATACTCTGGCTACTCTCTCGATCTTCTTTAAGATTTCCTCTCCATTGAGGGGATCTAAGATCTCATATCCTGCATCTACAATTCTCATCTTATGCCCTCCTATTCATAACTTTAATATCAGTAATATCATTTATCTCAATAGGAATTACATCAGAATGATGTTTACTGGAGCTGTCTACAGTAATACTATTTAACCCTATCTCTACTATTCTTCCCACAGTATATCCTCCAGAAAGACTGTGATTATCATAGCATACCTCTACTACATCTCCTACAGCCACATCGTAATGAGCACATCCGCTTTTGTATACTTCTAATTTATGTGTAAAACTAATACTCTGCATAATAAAGCCCTCCTTACAGCACCATAGCTAAGCGATCCTTAAGCTCTCGCTCAATGTACTCTCTTACCTCAATCGGATTAGCATTACCTGTAATATGTACCTCTGTGTATCCGTTTCCCTCTTTGATCTCCTCCAGCTCTACTCCTGCCATACCAGAGATAATATCTTTAATGGTTTTATCTACGATCTCAGCAATCTCCTCATCGGTCTTACCGTTTCTCTTGCCTGTGATCTCGATATGTCCTACAGAGCCTCCAAACAAACCTCTTAACATAGCATCCATAAAATCCTCATGCTTAGGCTTATCTTTTCTCTCCGCTCTGGCTCCCTCGATAGCATCAATCTCAAACTGGATAAACTCCTGTGCTTTCTTAAGATCCTGTACAATATCATCCTTATGCCCTGCTCTGGAGATGTACTTTACAGCACTCCCTAAGTAAAAATTTAATCCCCACGCTCTGATTACATCCTTAGGCTGTGGGTTCAATCTGTTATAGTGTTCTGGTTTAATAGCATTACTCATATTATGCTTACCTCCTTATGTTTGATAAGTAACATAATCACATAAACCTTAAAAAATTAGATTTATTTACCTTTTCTCTTTTCCTTTGTGCAATTCTTACAAAGGGCTCTGTATTTTCCATAGGGAAAAACCTTATACCCATTGTGCAATCTGCACTACTTCTTAGCACTTTTCATAAGCTGAGCGATCTCATCTAAGCGATCCTTAGCATCCTGTGAGAGTTCCTGTGTACCGCCACGCTCTACACGCTCTGTAGCCTCTCCCATAAGGAGCATATCCAGCTTAACCAGCCTCTCAAAATCGTTGATATTCTTTACTTTTACCTTGCCCTGTGCAATATCCTTACTAAAATCAGCCATAAGGTTATTTATAAGGATACGGTACTTAGTCCGTACATCCGTTAGCTCCGCTGTGATCTTAGCCTCGTTACTGTTCTGAGCGTTCTCTATATTTCTCTGTGTTACTCTGGCTACCCAGTTAAAAGCCCTGCTCCAGCCTGCTACCGTTCTCTCCGTTCTTCCTATGGTTTCTGCTACCGCTCTAAGGGATCTCTTATCTCCTAAGCCATAATACAGCTCAAAGGCTTTTCTCTGGAGCTCATTCTCTTTACTCAATGTATTAGGCATTACTCCGCCTCCTTTCTCCTCTCTTATGAGGCTATTTTCCTTGCTCTTTGTGAATGAGATGGATTTTCTACAGTTTTACTTACATTCCTGTTGTTATCCGTTAATTTCCTCTGTTTTCTATCTATCTATCTCTCTTACTATGTTTTCTTATATCGTACTGAAATGAGTTTTTATATTTCTTTGTATTACTGTCATATCTACTCTTATTTGTTTATTTAGTATTATTACTGTATTTAAGCCTCTTTTCCGCCCTTTTGCCCTTTTCTCCGCCTTTTACTCATTTCATAGAGATTTCAGTACATAGAATGAAATTAAATAGAGCTACCTCTTACAGTAGCTCTTTCTCTCTTATATGAGTTGTTAATACTCTTATGATAGTTTCTTTCTCCGCCAGCTCCGCCTTTACGCCTCTTACCTCTCTGTATACTTCCTCTCGGATCATGTTACAAGTATCTCCATGATCTGTAAGCATCCTGTTATATTTATCCATCATTCTTTTTATAACATGATCCTCTACTCCCAGATCTTTTAGATCTCTTATTTCTTCTGCTAAGGTACTTTCTCTTACTCCGCTCATAACCACTTTTTCCGCCTCCACGCTCTTTTTTATAAGCCTCTCTTTAAAAGCCATGTAATAAAGCCCTCATCTGGAGTACTCTCTACATACTCATTGTATCTATTGCTAAGCATTACCAGCTCATCCTCTGTAATCCTTACACTGTTGGATCCGAAACGGAGCATAGGTAAAGTAGTTTTCTCCTCTTTCTTCTTTTTCTCCTTAGGTACTTCTTTCTCTGTAAAGATCTCTTTAAGGTCTATCTCTGTAAAGCCCATTACCTCTAAGGAATAATCTACCGCCTGTAACTCAAATAACTCCTTTTTGAGTAACTCATCATCCCAGTTACTTAACTCTGCCAGCTTGTTATCTGCAATACGATAAGCCTTTACCTGCTCTGGAGTGAGATCATCTCTTACTATGTACGGTACTCTATCCAGCCCTGCTAAGATACTAGCCTCTCTCCTCGTATGCCCTGCAATGATAACCATATCTGCATCTACGATAATCGGATTAGTAAATCCGTACTCCTTAATACTCTCCATAACCTTTTTTACTGCATAATCGTTAATTCTAGGATTATTCTCATAAGGGATAAGATCCAGCGGATCTGTGTACTTTACTTGTAAATCTTTCATAGCCTCATGTACCTCTCTTTCTATTTATTTCCTAAGCTATGTAATTTTGTTTCATTAGTTAGGGTACATATCTGTAATTTTTATGCACCCTTTTACAGATCAAACTCTCCACGCTCTGTATAAGAACCTCCTACCTGCTTAAATTGCACTCTCTGGTAGCTATTTAGGTTACTAAGAGGGATCTCTGTTTCTCTCCTCCGCTTTTCCTGCTCTGGAGTTTCATAAGGATTACTCATTTTCTTTCTCTTATCCCTATCTGAGGATGTATAGTAAGGATCATGCTCTCTTAGCCATTTATCCGCCTTATCTTCCTCACGCCTAAACTTACTCAAATCCCTCCACCGCCTCTCTGCATCTATCGCACACCATAGAGCCCTCTGGTATTATCTCCCCACACATTACACATCTGCTATCTGTAGGGATCTCTTTACTCCTTACTGCCTTGTACTCATAAATCCTTATGGTATCGTGTACTACTCCGCACTCATCTATAAAGCATAGAGGTGTTTCTCCTCTCGGTCTTTTCAATTCTATGTAGGATCCGTTTTCATCGGTTCCACACTTTATTAAACTCATCTAATCCTCCTCCAGATAAGCTCTAAGCTCTCTCTGTATTCTCTTTATACCGCTGTTTATATTCTTACTAATCACACTCTGATCCACGCCCATTACAAACGCTAACTCATCCTGTGTATATCCCAGTACCAGCACATACGCTATACTCATATACTGATAATGGCTTAACTTTCCTTTTCTATACGCCTTGTTAAACTCCGCTCTATCGCTTTTATGGTATTTATCCAGATCAATAGCTGTTACTGTCTTAAGGTCTGTGAGGATACAGGTAGCTACTGTATCTCCCTTTTCACTTAAGCCCTCTAAGCCTCCCCAGTTTCTCAAAAATCTCTTTATGTTCTTAGGATCCTTATAACTCAGCCTTAGTAATTGATCGTTTACTACATTTCTTACAATCGCTCCCAACGCTACCGCCTCCTCTCATTAGCTTTTCTATGTATCTTAGGTGTACCTCCGCTGTAATACCGCTGTATAACCCAGTGCCTTTTACTGTAGCTACACTCTTTCTAAGAGCTGTAATCTCTCCATAGGTATAATCATTATCCAGAGGACACATCCACTTAATGGCATCTCCTACCCTAAACATCGTGTACCTCCCTTTTAACAAGAAAAAAGGAGTATAGTTTTTCCTATACTCCTGCTTGATCCTGTATTATTCCTGTGTTAGTTCCTGTCTTAATTCCTGTGCTCTTGCTATTACCTCTCTGCTATATGCTGAGCTATAAATATCTTTAGCCCACAGCTTTTTAGCTGTACTCTCTCCCATGTTATATACCATGAGTACACAATTTTCTCCACTGGATGCTAAGTACTTATCCTGTATCTCTCTTAAACAGTTAAGCCCTACTCTGATATTTTGATATGGATTAAAGAGATCTGTTACTCCCTCCGCCTCCATCCGCTCTATATGCCATTTCTCATATATCTGCATATAGCCCTTACTGTTTCCGTTATCTCCTACCTTATCCCAGTGATAACCGCTCTCCCTCTCTATGATTGCTAGTACCGTATAATAATCTACTCCGTACTCTTTACACTCACACCAGAGGTAAACCTGTACTATTTCTGGAAAACATCCTCCAGCATCCTTATACTCCTGCTGGATTTCATAATATCTAAATCCATCCTCGTATACCTCTGATCCCCAGTCTGCACTCATCGTATTATACGGATATGTATAATTAAGATCATGCTCCAGCTTTGCCTCCTGCTCTGTGTTCTCAGCTTGCGGAGCTTGTAGAGTTTCCGTAATATAAATCTCCTCAGTAGGAGGCTCTTTATCTGCTCCTTTGAGATTTACACTCATTATCACAGTAATTACTCCTGCTATTACCGCTCCTACCAGTATTAAAGGCAATATTTTTACTCTGGCTCTCCTCTTTCTTCTAATTCTCCTTTTGCTCATCCTGCACCTCCTGTAAGATCCTGTTTAATCCTGCTATTACTTTCTGCATATTATCCACTTGCCCTACTAACCTGCTTAGGGTAGTGGATATATCATCTGGATCTCTGGAGTACCAGTAACCATAAGTAGAGCTACATATAGCCTCTCCATTCTGCCTCAGATCGCTTACAATGTTTCTTAGCTGTTTCTCATGCACATTAAACAGTACACACAGCTCTCTAGCCTTTACCGCTTTTCCCTCCGATGTATGAAACTCTTTAAGGTACTCAACTATATCACATCCTACCTCTGACACGGTTTTTACCTCCCTTTTAAATTGATATATAACCTAATCACTTTTGAGGAGGATTTTTAGATAAAATAGAAAAAAGTGGTACATCTTTTCTTACAAAATGTACCACTCCCTGTATTATTCCTCTACGATCTCTCCATCTTCTGTAACTTCTACAATTTCTCCCTCGATACAGCGGTAGTATGTATCCTCTTTGATCTTCTCTCCATCTACTACTACCATCTTAGCTCCTGTGAGCTCCCAGCTCTCCTTATCATAAGGATCCATATAATCTCCATCGCTATATCTGGCTCCTACATATTTCCAATCAGAGAGGATAAGATGAGCTCCCTTACAGCCCTTAGCTCTTGCCTCATGCCCCCATGCAACCGCTACACCAGTAGGATCACTAACAGATGAGGCTCCTTTATACCCTGTAGCAGATGAGGCTCCACAATTCCCTGTAGCAGATGAGGCTCCATAATCCCCTGTAGCAGATGAGGCTCCTTTATACCCTGTAGCAGATGAGGCTCCTTTATACCCTGTAGCAGATGCAAAACCGTGTCGCTCGTCTGATCCTGCCTCTTTGTTTACCTTACTCATAGTAAAATCAATAGCCATCTTTACAAGTCCTGCAATAGATAATCTAGCTCCGATCTTAATATCAGTAGCACATACCTTAGTATTATCTCCGCTCTTATCCATCTCTCCAGATAACTCTACCTCATGGAATACGCTATGTGCTGGATCATAATATCCGAAACAATCTAACGGATACTCGCAAGCGTGAAAACCTGTATCACAGCACTCCGCTCTTTCTGTGTGAAATTCCTTACCCTCCTCATACTGATAACCTCTACAGGTAAGATCCTTGTTAAATCCTTTAAATGCTCTCATAGATTTTTCTCCTTTTCTATGTGTGTTATTTTTATTGATAAATAACTTAATCCTCAATATGAGGAAAATTTAGATAGTTTTTGAAAAATATTTTATTTATTGCTTTCCATTCTTTCCTTAGTACGGTTTACCTTAAAAGTCTTAACCGCTGTGATCTCATCCTCTGGGATCTGGAGGAGATACTTTACCTGCTCCAGCATTAACTCTACATCTGCAATCTCCTCTACTAAGTTATCTCTGGCAATAGCCTTTTTATCCTCCGCTACAGGCTGTCCTAAGCCTGTTTCTACTCTGCGGTACTTGTTTACCGCCTGTATAAGCTCTGCACACTCCTCTACTAACTGGTTACTCTGTGCCTCATATCCATAGTACTTAGCTGTTTCTAAGTTCATTTCACTAATTTTACACATATCTAATACGCCTCCTTTATCAGCTCTCTTATTCTGTAAATCTCTGCACTCTCTAACCCTAATGGATCGTGATCTACTCCTCCAATAGCATCTATAACCGCTCTGAGTGCTTCCCTGCTCTTATACAGATCCTCCATTAAGTTATCCTCAATGAGGTAATACTCCTTAGGATCTCCGAAAGATACTGCTATAGCATAATCCTCTTTTCTCATAGCTAAGCTCTGCTCCTTAGCCTTATCTATCCAGCTCTTTTTTACTGTGATACTCTGGCTAGGGTTCATCTTTGTTTTAGCCTCAATAAAGAGTTTATCTACCACTACATCTCCTTTTAGAAACGGAGTTGATCCAGATCCTACTACTTGTCTACCGCCCATAGCCTTAGCTATACGCTTTTCCTGTATGGAGCTCTTAGCTCTTGTACTATCTTTCAATCTCTATCTCTGCCTCCACGTTTAAATACTGATCCCTAAGTTTTCTCCATAAAGCCTCTCTAACCCTGCCTCTAAAGAAAAGAGGCTTTACCTCATATACCATACTAATTACACTTATACTATTCATAGCATCTAACATACTCCATCTACCATCACAGGCTCTAGCGTTAGCCCACCCTGTAAACTCCTTAAATGTACAATCCTTAATTTTCTTTTTCATTTACTTACTACTGCCTCCTTTTATAAAGAAATTGATAACAAACATCACAAAGAAAATAACCTTAAAGGAAACTCCAATCCCTAACAAGCCAGCTACAAAAACTATTAAAAAACTCTCTACCAGAGTTACTCCTGCTAATATTAAAATTGCAAGTACTACATACCAAAACATTACTCAGCCTCCTTAGTTCTCAAAAACTCATTTACTAAATAAAAATCTTTATCCATAATAGATAAATGCTCCTTAGCTCCGCCTTTTCTATACACAATTACAGGGCTCTCCTTAGGTTTTCTATCTTTCTTAGGTTTCTGGGCTCTAAGTACCTCATACGCTCCTACTGTAGGTATAATCAAATAGCCCTTACTTTCCAGAAACTCCTCAAACGCCTTTAGCTGGCTCATGTGTAGCACATTTCTGATAGCCATATTATTTACCCTCGCTTTCTTCTGGTACTACCTCCAGTATTCCAGCCTGTGTAAGCTCATAGATAGTATCTGTTACAATATCCAGCTCTGATCCTCCTACATGATAAGTACCCTCTACTGCTACCTCTACATACAAATCTCTGTGCTCTGTCCTTACTGAGATCTGTACACATGGAATATCATAATCCTCTGCAATATAGGCAATCTTGCTAGGCTCATCTGCATCCATTAAAAACTTATGGTACCATTCATGCTGATACTTATAGCCGATACCCTCTAAACAACGCTCTCCAGCATCCGCCCACTCTTTACCTGTCTTAAATCCGTACTTTTTAAGTTCATCTAAATCAATACCTGCTTTTACTCTTAAACTCATGTTATTCTGCCTCTCTTTCTTCTAACCTCACTCCGCCATACTCCCAGAGATCCTTTTTCATCTCATCCATATCTAGCTCTCCATTTTGCCAGCGTTCATAGTACTGTAATACCAGCTCTGTAAACTCTGGTATCTTCTTTGCATAGGTCTTTTTCCAGTAATGATCCATGAGTACCTCCATAGGGAGTACTAAGAGTAATGTCATAGCTGTATTTATGGCATCCTCCATAGCCTCCTGTTTGATCCTCTTAAGATCCTCCTCTGTTACCTGCCTTACTGCATTATGGAGCTGTGATCTGGTTAGATTATAGGTTTTTACCTGTTTTCCTTTTTGCTTTTCAAGCCTACGCCTCTCAGCTCTGCCCACACTTAGCACTCCTCTCTCATATAAATCTTACTGGCTCTCCTACCCTTTTTACCCTTAAGATCCCACTTACTGAGTGATCCTCTATCTGAGGTAGTGTATTTACATAAAGCTCTATACCTAACTCCTCTCGGAGTTCTCTGTTTATACTCTCTAAAGGAGCGTTTACAAGATAATTCAACTCACTCATACTAGTAGCTGTAAAAGGCTTTCCTATAAAATCTCCCATTACACCTACTCCCTCATCTCTTACCCTGCTCCACGCCTCCTTAAGCAAAATCATTAACCTACTTACATCCATGATATACCGCCTCCACTTTCCACCGCTTAAGAAATTCCTCCAGAGAGTTATACTCAAACTTATAAACTCTTACCGATACTACCAGCTTATTTCCTGTACATCTGGTTTTAATCGGATACACCTTACCGCTCTGGAGCTCACACTCTGCCCCTATGTATCTAGCTTTTATCATCCTGCTCCTCCTGCATACTTGCATCTTTTTACATGGGAACATCTAAAAATACAGGAAATACCATAATCCATCTCTACAAAGTAATACTTTCTACCCACCAGAAATAAATTATCATTATCTCTTACATAATCTGTTCCGCACTGTCTAAGTACTCCTGTGTACTCACTTCCATCAAAAAGCGTAACTGTTACCTCAGTATCCAAACGCTCCTCTAAATCTTCTCTCCTCATCGGATCCTCCTCTCTTTTTCAGATACTTAACTTAATCACAATCGGTAAGTATTTTTAGATAAAAAAAAGAGGATCCTAAGATCCTCTCTCTCTGGTATTAAAACTCCAGCACATTCTCCTCTATGAAAATATCCTTATGCACATCTGCCTTAAATGCTAAGAGTGCTCTGGAGGCTCTTAGCATTACCTCCTCATCTCCCATCATTTTAGCCCCTGTGTAAGTGTTCTCCAGAAAGTCTATTACCTCCTGTTTCTGCTTTTCATTATCCATATATTCCTCCTATAAATCCTCCCATCCAGCATATCCCAGCTCTTTTAATTCCATCTTACTCTCCCAGATAGCATCCATTAGATTATCCGCCTCTATATCCTCTGGATCTGTGCTACACTCTAAGGCTACCTGTAACATTTTTATATAATCTATCAGCTCTCTTATACGCTCATCCATTAAGCCCTCCTATTTGAGTAAATCTTTTACTCCTACTGTGGTTTTCTTATACACAGCATTTTTTACAGCTCTCTTAGGGTTCTTTGCCAGCCCTACACCCTTTTTACCATACAAAGGATTAACTGCTTTCTTTACCGCCCTCTTAGCCTTACCTGTAGTACTTGCTTTGATAGCCTTTTTAAGGCTAGGTTTTCTTACTCCGATTTTCATATAATCCGCCTCCTACTCTATAGATCCATAGATACTCATATACTCTATATCTCCGTCAAATTTGCTTGTTTCTGTACTAAATCCATCAAACTCTATAACCCTCGTATCATCCGCTAAAACTTGCTCCCAGCATTTCTCTATATCGGTATCACTAAAGGGCTTTACAAACCTTAGAAACGCCTCCTTATACTGCTCCAGATCCTTATACTCTAAATATACTGTTACCTTAGTTCCTGTAGCTGATATAGTAGTTTCCTCTGTTTTGAGTTTTATCTGGTTCTTATGTACGCTACCATGATGCTTATAAGGCTCAAACTGATCCGCTGTTATTTCCTGCCCCACATTAGCCTCATTATATCTATTCAGATATAAATTGATCTCCTCATCATCTGCATAAATTACAGGTAGCTCCTCCGCCTCCTCTGTGGCTGTTTCTGGCTCCTCTGTTACCTCTGGAGTACTTTCTATAGCCTCCGTTACTTTCTCTGCCTCTGTGGGCTCATTTACCGCCTTATCTGTATTTCCACAGGCTGATAAGGATAGTGCAATACCTAAAGCTATTACTACGCTCAATCTCTTTATCATGTAACCACCTACCTTTTTATATAGTGGTTATATTATAACTCATTTATGAGGCTAACTCAATAACCATCCTAGCCCATGCTCTAGCATCATCCTCCCCATACATCCTGTACATACAATCCTTATAAGGGATCCTGTAATCCGCCTTAGGATCATTCTCTACCAGTAAATACTTATACTGTGGCTCCCTTGCCTTGTTTTGTAAGTGGTGCCTAAATTGATGGAGAAACCCCTCTAAGGAGGGCTCCCCTAAGAAAATCTCCTTTGTAGAGTGTACATAGTTATCATCCCTTACCCACGCTGTAATAACAGGGATCTCTACGCTATATACCTCCGCCAGCTCTGTATCTAGCTCTCTGATTATCTCTAATCTCTGGAGAGGTGTAGCGGATTTATAGCCCTTTGCCAGAGCCATACTAACAGGCTCCAGAGCTTTACACTCCTTAAACATTACCTTATAGCTTTCTACTCTTTCTATTAGATCCATACGCTCCTCCTACTCTACCCACTCTAAACCGCCTGTATATCTGCCTCTGTGGGTTATTAACTTATCTGGATACACTCTCTTTAGATACGCTATATCCGTTCTAAGTGTTCTCCTAGATACTCCTAACTCCTCTTGTAGCTCCGCTGTGTTTGTACACTTAGCCTCCTTAAGGATATTTATTATCTGGAGCTGTCTAGCGTTTACTCCATGTATACTCATCTCTTAGCCCTCCTTATGGAGGAGTAATTAACTCCTCCCCCTGTTTTTATAGTTTTACTGCATCCACTTTACATCTCTGTAATATAGTCTGCTTAGTACCTTTATAATCGCTGTGCTCCTTTACGGTTCCTCTCAACCTTACCTTTGATCCCTCCGCTATGTTAAAAAATGCTGAGGTGCTTTTCCAGATAAAACAATTACCAGCATCATCTCTAAATACATTGATACCTACCGTATCTGTACCCCATCCTGCATAGCTAGGAATATCATAAGTAGATCTTTTCTTAAATATTACTACCAGATCCAGCCTATCCCCTACCTGCCCCACATACTGGCTAGGATCCTCCTCTGTAGGGATCTTACTATTAAGTACTGCCTGTACCTCTGTAAGGTCTTTCCAGCTCATTGTACCGTACTCTGGATAGATATTAAGGCACTCCTCATAACTAAGCTCTATTGTAGGGTATCTATCCTGTTTCTCTAAGAAATACCAGTTAATCCCTCCTCTATACTTTGCTCCTGCCTCCCTAAGCTCCTCACGGATCTCATAGGTGTTACCTGTTACTACATAAATTTTACCCTCTGGATTAAATCCATATTTCTCAGCTATCGCTAAACGATTGTTATTAAACTCCTCTACCTGCTTAGCCCTCTTAACCTCTGCTCTCTTTCTGGCTCTCTCATCCAGCTTAGCTCTATACTCTGGAGTATATTCTTTTTCAATAACTGGAGTAGATCTTTCTCCAGTTCCTCCACACTCGTAACAAGTCCAGCCTGTATAAGCCCATCTATCAGATCCTCCAGCTCCTCCACATCTAGGGCAAGTGTAATTAGCATAATACTTAGTACCGTTTTTATCGGTTCTCAGATAAACGATCTTAGCCATCTCTTACGCCTCCTCATAATCCATATCCCATACAAACTCATTCTCATCTACCCACTCCCAGCCATACTCTCTACAAAAGCTCTCAGCCTCCGCCTCTGTTTCAAACTCTGTAAAGTATTTCTTTGTGCCAGCACTCTTAATATAAACTGTAAACATATTTCCCTCCGATCTGGGAGCCCTTGCCCTCCCCATTACCAATCTGGCTTAGCTATAACATCCTCATCCTTTACAGTAAAGGTGCATCTCTTATATCTGCTATAAGGCTTATCTGCCGTTATCTGTGCATTTTCTAAAGCCTGTGCTACCGCCTGTTCCCTACTATCTGCATTTATCAAATAGCCCCAACCTCTAACCTTTGTCGGGCTGTTATTTACTGTTACTATAATATCGTACATCATATCCTTACCTCCGCTGTATATCCTCTACTGCTATAAAAGATCTTACATCCTAACTTCTCACACAGGCTCTCTACATTCCAGCTCACATCATCCAGCCCTAGTTTTATGTGACCTTTTCTAAGTAACCTCAGTATCTCTCTAGCCTCTAAGAGCTTTCCCTCTTTTACAAGGGCTCTATGTGCATCCATCACTTTATATCTTAAAATCTTTCTCTGTAACATTTCTGCCTCCTGTATGGGAGCCCTTAGGCTCCCCTACTATATGCACAATCCATAGTACCGATCCCTTTATACATAGGACTTTTCTTTATCACATGGCTCTTAATTCTGAGCTTATACCAGAGTGTAGGATCATCTACCGTATAGATTTTATCTACTACCCAGATAGCATTAAAATGTCTGTATGTATCTCCCTCCTGTAATCCCTCTACCATTCCCTCTGGGATCTCATCATCTACTAACTCAATCTTATCTAACAAGGTTCTCCAGTAAAATACTCTGCCATCCTCTGTTACTAAAAACTCCTTATGGAGCTTACTGTTTTCCTCTGTGAGATCATAGGCTCTACACTTAACACATTTTCCGTCAATGTACTCTACTGTGTTATCTTCAAACTCTGCATTTTCTTCTAAGTAAGAGATAAAGCTCTCAACTGTGAGGGCATCCATGAGCTCCTCTGTAGCTCTCATAAAGTTTACTCTGTATCTGTTATCATTATCCTCTTTATATCTCATATTGTTTACCTTTCTTTCAGTTTGTATCTAGTTCCTTACCTCACTTATAATATATACCCCCTATATAATAATGTCAAGCACTTTTTATATAACCCCTGTATAAAATAATAGATGAGGCTTTTTACTGCCTCCTCCTGCTCTTATTTCCAGAAAAATCTATCTACAGATACTCCATAGAATTTAGCCAGATTATAAAGTACTGTAGCCTTAGGGATCCGTGTACCTGTTTCCCACCTGCTTATACTTACCTCTGTATATCCTGTACCTTTTACCACATCTTTTAGAGTGTAGCCCTTTTTCTCTCTTACCTCTCTAAGGTTATGTGCTAAGGTTTCCTCTACTTCTCTCATGCCATCCCTGCCTCATATACCTGTTTTCTTAAATGCTCCAACTCCTCCAGATCATTATAATAAAACTCCTGCACTCCATTAAATCCCTGCATCTTCTGCTCTTTACCATCCTTAAGAGTAGCCTTAAACCACGCTCCAGCCTGTGAGATAATCCCCAGCATAATAGCCAGATCTAAGGTATCCTTAATCTCATCCACGCCTGTACTGTAGTTGAGTGTGTAAGTCTGGAGCCTACGATCATTTTTAGTAACCTTGTTTTTCTCCACTTTCACGCTTACCAGATTACCGCTAGGGTTAGCATATCCGCTACTTACCTCTTTATACTTCTCATCCAGTAAGGATCCCTTTGTAAACCAGAGGATCTGTGAGCACGCATGAGCTATAGCTGTTCCACAAGGAATTTTAAAAGGCTTGTACGGATTTCCAATATTTTCTCTTAACTGATTGATGAGGAGAAAAGTACACTCCACTTTCTTACAGAGTGGTACCGCCTTATCACAAAAGGCTTTCATAAGAGCACTGTTACCGCCATAGCTTTTCTCATCTAAGCCTTTTTCCTGTACTGCCTTAGGAATAATAAAAGGAGCACTATCTAATACTGCTAAGCCGATCTTACCAGATCTTATGTAGTCTAAGAGCATATCTAAGAGCTCCTCTCCATACTCACTCTCTGGCTGGATGAGGATTACCTTACTCCAATCTACTCCCAAAGTTTCTCCCCACTCCTTATCTATTGTGTTTTCTGCATCCAGATATACACAGTACTTATCTGTGTACTTTTTCTGAAAATTAGAGATAATATCCAAAGCTGTAGTAGTTTTTCCGCTCTGAGGCAATCCTACCAGCTCTATGATCCTCCCTACAGGTACTCCTCCTCTGGTTAAGTAATTCATCATAGGGGAGGTATAGGGGATAAACTCTATCCCCTTAAGATCCGATGCTTTACGGATTATATCCGTTTTATATTTTTTGTTTACCTCTGCTATGAGGTTATCTATCTCCGCCATCGCTGTTCTCCTTTTCATCCCAATTTTTAACTACTCGTATCTCATCCCAGCCCTCAGCAAAAGTAGGAGGCTCTAAAAATCTTTTCATTCTATCCATAGCCTCCTTAGGTACTGTACGATCTCTTTCCTCGTTACGCTTAACACACACCTCAAAAGGAGTATCTACAAACACACAAACCTTTTTACAATTTAATAATCTAAGGGTATCCAAAAACTCCACCCTATAGCTTGCTTTTAAGTTTGTAGCATCGTACACTACATCCTTACTGTGATACAGATCCGCTCTAACCAAACTTTGTAAAATGGTAAACACAGCACCATTATTTTTCATATCGTTTATATCTCCACAGAGCTTATCTCTAAGGTAATCGGAGGATCTAACAATTACATCTCCCAGCCTGTCACTCTCAGAGCTTTTACCGCTGGCTGGCAATCCCACTAACATATAAAATACTGGTTTATTATTCTCCATCCTCAGATCCTCCTAACTCCTGCATAATTCCTACCTCTGTATTAAAGAGGTTTACATCTGCATCCGTGATACCTAAATTATAATTTAACTCAATTACATTTCTGATAATGGCTATATCTACTCCGCCTCCCTCATTAGGGCTAAAGAGTACAATCCCATCATCACACTTAAAAGCTGTTTCTCCAGAGATCTCTACACCATTCTCCTCCAGATACGCTAAAAACTTATCTAATTTTTCCTCCATACCTAACACCTCGCCATAACATCTCTCATCATATCCAGCTTTTTAAGTTCCTCTACAATATCGCCCTCTGGCTCCATTACAACTACTGGCATCAATAAAGCCTGTATAGCCTTAACATCTGGAGAGTAATACTCCTTATTATCCACAGTAGTTACACTGTATCCCATTATCTCCTCTGAGCTCCTGCTCTCCTCCAGCTTTGCTATCTGGTTCACATTAAGCCAGATAGTAAGGTTTCCGCTCTGATCCTCAACTCTTATAAACATCGTCTTTTATGCCTCCTTAAAATATTTCTACACTGTACATAGAGATCATCATCTATATTTCTGAGCTCGTGGAGATCTCTATGTAACTGGCTCTTACTTATACAAAATTCTCTAGCCATTTTACGGATACTGTCCTTAGGGTTATCTATTAGCCACTGTGCCTCCTGCTTACATCTATCCTCTATGGCTTGCCTCCTAAAGTACTCATAAGCCCATCGCTCCATAGGCTTACTCCTCCATAGGATCCTCTGGATCTCTGGTATATTTATCCTTGCTAAATCTATCCAGATCTACCTCCGCTATTCTCTTTGAGAGGGATTTCTTTAATCCGCTGTAGATCTTCTCAGCCATCTCTAACTTAACTTTGAGGCTGTTATAAGCTCTGCGGTAAATAGCCTCTACTAAGGCTTTATCCTCTGTGAGCTGTTCTACTCTGGCTTTTTTCTCCTGCACAGTACCAGATACTTTTACCATCGCCTCATTTTGAGCACTTTTCTTAGCGTTAGAGGCTAGATCTACCTGCATACCCAGCTCCTCTACTCTCTGCCCTGCATAGTACATAAGGGCTGGGATCTTAACACAGTAATACTCTATCTGGCTATCTGGTATATCCTCTATAGAGTTTTCTCCTATGCTTTCCATAATCATATCCAGCTCTGAGATAGCACTATCAAGCTCCTTACTAAAATCTGCTATTAACTCATTTGAGAGGGTTATTACAGGGGAGCTCTCCTCTTTTACCTCCGCTATGATTTTCTTTAATTTATCGCTCTGTACCATCCTCTACACCTGCCTCCGCTTTGATCTCTTTTACACAATCAGAGCAATAACAACCCTCATAGCCCTCAATCTTGTATAAAAAGCACATCCAATTTCTATTCCACTTTCCCTTATCGGAGCATCTCTTACATGATCCCTGCCCCTCTCCTGTACACTGAGTTACTTTCATTTCACACCTCCAAAATATCTACTTAACCAGCTCTCCAGATCATAGCTGTATCTTACTCTTTTCTTTTTCTGCTCTATCTTTACTCCGTGATCCATGCACCACTCTACAGGTATGCTCTTTCTCTCCTCCGTCTGAGTAAACTGGATCACATCCTGTACGGTTATGTAATATGTTTCCTCCAGCTCTCTAAAGTTGATTAAAAAGCCTCCATACACTCCCTCATAGTGAGTAGCTTTCTCCATTCCCTGTATCTGGTTAGGTCTGATCTTAGCTATCGGTATGCTCTTTCCCTTATGGGTTTTAAGCTCTACCATAAAGAGATAAGGAGATCTAAACAGGATATAATCACATGGATTAGATACTCCATAAAATCCGCTTGTATCATCCTTTAGGCGGTACAGGTAATAATCTGGAGGTACACACTCCTTAAACTCCTGCTCAAAGGTTTTACCGATGTTATTACTTGCCATCCTGTACCCCCTTAAATCTGCTAGGAGTAAACTTACATTTCTTTCTGCGGTCTACATACATAGATCCCTCTTTATCAATGCTACAGTAGTAAGCTCCCAGCTCTCTACCACAATGCTCACAGTTACCACATACCGCTCTCAACGCTGTATTTTGCCCTGTAGAGGCTTTTTTCTTTTTACCTGTAGACTTATTAGCCTTTTTTCTGTTTGTATCTTTCTTGGCTGTCTGAGGCTTTTCTGGAGGGTTAGGATGTACCCACTTACCAGCATCCACTAAAGCACACTCATTTTTATATCTACAGTAAGTACACTTGCTATCATCCTTTTCTGGAGGGATCCCTGTTTTACAAGCATTGTTTACAGTTCGTGTCTTGTTAAGTACTGCCTGTTTCATTTCATCGGTTATTTTCCAGAGGTACGGTTTCTTTTTACAGAAATTTCTATCCTCATAAAAGAAAAGGATATAATCTATACCCAGCCCCATACCGTAACAAGTAGCTTGCCACTTATGATCCGCCTTAGGCTCATATCTGTTACTAAACTGGTAAGTACTCTCTGTTTTAATCTCTAAGATTACATCCTTACCATTAAATCTAATAACTCCGTCTGGCTGGAAATAAATAGAGAGCTCATCATTTTTACACCTGCCCTCTGTATGATCCTCATTCCAGCCTACAAACTCTGTTTTAATGCCTTTAGCCTGTGCCTCTTTTACCATTTCCTCCAGATCTAAGCACTCTACGCCCTCCATACGCTCTACTATATGCTGTATGTCTAAGTGCCTATCTGTACCGCTCTGGCATATCTCAATAAGATTTACCTCACTCTGCTCTCCGTTCTGGGAGCCTCCATGTACTCTCTGGAAAAATAACATACGCTCACAGCCATACATAGAGGATGGGCGGATATACTCAGATGGAGCTATCTGCCTCTCCTCCAGCTCCTTAGCCTTTACAGCCTCCTCATAGTTTTTAAGAAACTTATCCTCAAAGGATACGCTCTCTGCATTTTTACCTTGTGCTACTGCTATTAAGCTCTTTAATCCCATTACTTTTCCGCCTCCTCTCTGGCTTTTTCAATATTTTTATTAAATCTGGCAAGCTCAAAAGCTAAATACATCTGGGATCTGCTTTCTCTTATCCTTAGAGGTCTGGTTTCTTTATCTCTCTTTACCTCAATTACCAGATTTACGATAGTAACCACTATGTAGCCGACTAACAAAAGCTCTAAAATTACATTTCCCATTAGTGACCTCCTAACATAACTCCGATGATATAGAGCTCAAATAAAAATACAAAAATACTTACAGCTCCAATAAAATCTCCTACCAACTCACAGCCCTCTCTATGAGTTCTGTAAAATCTTCTCCATTTTCTTTTAATCTGTCTTACCATCCTTGATCCTCCTGTTTTGATTGATAAGTAACCTAATCACAAACGGTAAGTAAATTTAGATAAAAAAAAAGAGGAGGCTTTTTACACCTCCTACAATTCTTATACCTCATTTCCCCAGCAATCCCAGCCATCTATACTCTGTCTTGCAAAGAGCTCTATTTTAGGTAGCCCCCCCCCTGCCATTAACTTTACAATCCTATCTCTCGTTTCCGCTGGTTTCTTACTGTGCTCCTCTATATGGCTCATAATTACACTGTGTACTCCTGCATCCATTCTCTTAGGCTTTCCTCTTACACCTAATAAGCATAACTCCGCATTAGCCCTAGTCCAGTTACCCATACCCCAAAAGAGAGTATCTGCTTTCTTATTCTGCTTTATCCATGTAAAAGCACAGGTTTTATACTCAAAGCCCCATGATCTCATCACATCAAAAGCCTCCTCTAAAAATGGCATTGTAACCCACATAAAAAGCACACTATCATCATCTGCTAACTTTTCTACAGGGAGAGCCTTTATATCCTCTAATCTGGTTACTGTATAATGGCATCCAGCCCCTCTCCCTCCTGCTACCGCCTTATCTCTATACAGCCATGCTGGATCTGCATAGATTATCTTATACTTGTTTTCTGTGTTAAAAATATCTACTTTCAATAGAAAAACCTCCTTTATGTTTTGATCGATCCTAATCACATAAAGGAGGTTTCTTTAGATTAAATTTTTACCAACATCTTCTCCACGGATACTCCCAGTAATTACCATATCCTATAGGATACCCTAAAGGTCTATTTACCCAACTCCACGAATTACCATTCTGATCTCTTACCTCTGTACTATTCTGGTAAATTACTCGCTTACCTGTGCTCTTTGCATACTCAATCTCTTTCTTTGTACCCTTAGAGTTTTCATAATTCAAAAGAACATAAATAGCATCACACTGATCTATCATAGCTTTATTGATCTCATAATAATCTGAGAGCCCCTCTGGTAAAAATGAGGGATTAATTACTATATGCCCCAGCCCTCTTATATACTCCTCAGCCTCAATAAATTTATCTTTATACTTAAATACTCCTGTCATAGCTCCAGCTATATACACTCTCATGCTTTTAATTCCTCCAGTACTCTAAAGTGGTGTACCTCTCTTGTATCTCCCTTTTTAACCTGCACTCTCCTTACAGATCCTACCTCTAAAGGAGTTACGCACTCCTCCAGAGTTCTCTCTTTCTTATCTTCCTCATCGTATACTTTATATCTCACTGTTTACCTCCTACATCATACTTTTTAAGGCACTCATTACAGATAGTTTTCTTTACATATCTATCTAACCAATTATGCCACACATCAGCCCTCCTATAAGGCTCCATCCAGATATACCTATGGCAATCGTGACACATCACAGGAAATACAGCAAAACGATTATATCTAATTTTCATCCTGTGCCTTAGCCTCCTGCTCCTGCCTCTTTTCGTGCATCTTCTTACGCTCCTCATACTCCTCTGGAGAGATCTCTATAAAGCTCTTTTCTCCCTCCTTAAAGTATCTGTTTACCTCTACCTTTTCTCCGTTAGATCTCTGGATAGATAATACCGCTAAGGTATCAAAATCTCCGTTTTTACGATCTGTGAGGAGCTCATCGCATACAATCACATCCGATTTATTAGATGGCATATAAGGCATAGTAAGAGGGAACATCTCATTATAAATTCTACCAATAAACCCATTATGCCAGCACAGGTTAGGATCATCCCATTTAGTACAATAATATCTATCGTTATCGTGATATTTTACTGTACCATCTGGGTATACATCCTTAAACAGGCTACTCATACGCTTACACTGGTATGTAGCTACTCCACCATTTTCTCCTCTGCTACATACATTCCATACATCCTCTGTATCCTCAATCGGAGTAAGAGGCTTTCCCTCTATCAATCTATTAAGGATCCCCTTTGTAATGCCAATACTAAAACCGCTGTGACCATCTCCACAAAGGCTCTCAAACGCCTTAAGAGCACTATCATAGCAAGCACAGCCATAATCCCACTCACTCTCTGGCTTATCTCCTCTTTCTCTCTTAGATGCTATCTCTACCTCTCTTTTAGCCCATTCCATCATACTCATAATAATTATCCTCCTAATAGTATAATTCCTGCCCTACCTCTATGTGGTTAGGATCCTGTATATTATTTAACTCTGCTAACCTATAATACTCTGCTCCAGCTCCATACAAATTTTTAGCGATATTCCAGAGACAATCTCCCTTTTTTACAATATAGATCTTTCCATTAAACAGAGCTCTTACTCTATCCTGTGGGGCTTTCTTCTTTTTAGGCTCCTGTGTCTTTTCTGCTACAGGGTAGTACCAGCTCTCCGCCTTACTGCCACAATAGGTACATCTCTCCCCTATTGTTACCTCAGCTCCACAGTATTTACATTTTGCCATCTGGTTTCTCCTTTAATCCCATTACATAATCCATTGATAATCCTAAAAGGCTACAGATCTTAGCAAGCCTCATACTGCTAAGATCTGTACCATTATATAAAAAGGCGTATATTGTGGATCTGCTTATCCCTGTTTTATCTGAGATAGTCTGGAGAGGTATATCCAGCTCCCAGATCCTCTCCATTACTCTCTCTCCAGCACTCATTATAGAGTAGGTTTTCCTCTGTGTCTTTTCGTGCTCTACTCTGATATGAGAGGGCTTTGTTAAGCCCTCATAATCTCTTATACCTCTGCTATATCTATGCTGTACGGTATCCAGCCTTATACCGCTCTCCTTAGCTATCTGATTTAGAGTTTTACCATCTACAAAGATCCTGTTAGGCTTACCCTTTAGCTCTGATAAAGGAAAATATCCCATAGGCTTACTCCTCCTCTAAATACTCATCCGCTAAGTTTTCTCCGTACCAGTAATCATTTACCTCAGCATCTACGCTCATAGGGAGATCTATAAGGCTGTGTCCTACTCTTTTCATAGTGTTTACTAAGAGATCTGCTCCCTCCTTAATATGATCCTCTGGTACCTCCATGATTAACTCATCGTGTACGGTTATTACCATGTGGCAATCCAGAGCCTTATACTGAGGATCGTTGTAAATAGCGATCATAGCTAATTTCATAATATCCGCACTGGATCCCTGTATTACAGCGTTAAGGCTCTGCCTGTGAGCCTCTTGATAGCGGTAATCATCGTGATCTGGTAACTGCATCTCTGGCAATCTTCTCTTTCTGCCCTGTATGGTAGTTACATATCCGTACTCCTCCGCCATCTTCTCTACCTTAAGGCGGAGCTGTTGGATCTTAGGAAAACTCTTATAAAAATCGTCAATAAGTTTCTGAGCCCACTCAGCACTCTTATCAAACTGCTCTCCGATGGCTTTAGCTCCACGCTCGTACATGATACCTAAAAGTACGCTTTTCATAGTTGTACGCCTGTGTTTACCCTCAGCGTTTACCGTACCATCTGGATAAAACTCTCTACAATCCTCATAAGGCACTCCATAAACCTTAGATCCCATGATAGCATATAGATCTTTACCCTCTCTGTATGCCTCCTGCATAGCCTCATCTCCAGATACATAAGAGAGTACTCGTGGCTCAATCTGGCTAAAATCTCCACCTACAAACTTATAACCATCTCTGGCTCTAAAGATCTTACGGATGCTTTTCTCATGGCTAGGAATGTTCTGGAGATTGATCTTAGTAACTGTATCGGAGCTACTAAATCTACCTGTTTTAGCCCCATACTGGTTATATGTGGTATGTACTGCATTAGTCTTAGCACACTTAACCTCTGGGATCTTATCTATGTAAGTTCCTAATAGCTTTCCGCACTCTTTGTATCTCTGGTAGTTATCTAAAAACTGGATAAACTCCTCTCCCTTTTTAGTACCTGCCTTTTTAGCCTTATTTCTGTGCTGTTGTACTATCTTATCTCCTGTGCCTCTCGGCTCTTTTCTGGATACGCTTTTCAGTTTGAAAATATCATAGAATAAACAAGCCACCTGCTGAGGGCTATTATAGTTAATCTTCTTAGTACCCTTAGTTAATCTCATAAGAGTAGGATTTTCTTCTATAAACTTATCAAACTTAGCTACATACTCATCACAGAGCTTTTCTTTCTCCGCCATCTCTGCATTAAATTTTACAGAGAGCTCCTTAGCATAATCCTCACGGATCTCTACACCTCTAAGCTCCATATCCATACAAACATCAATGAGAGGCATCTCAATATCTCTAAACACATGATAGAGCTTTCTGTAGTCTGCTCTCGGATGATCCTCTCTAAGATACTTTTTCTGGAATTGATACAGAGCCCATGTTTTAAAACCATCGTTAGCACCATAAATAGCGAAAATATCAATAGGGATATAGTTACATGGGATACCCTCAAAGAGATCTCCAAAATCCTCATCTGAGCCCTCCCCATTGAGGATATACTTGTTATACATCGGTTTTAATCCATGTTTCTCATTCTCATTGAGTACCCATCCAGCTATATTAGTATCCCACCATACATTAGCTATCCTCTGCCCCCACTGAAAAGTAACTACTTTATCATCAAACTTAATATTATGATTGATGCACTTAAGAGATCCGTTAGCCAGATAAGGGAGCATAACCGCCTTACACTCCTCCTCTGTCATTTGCCCATCAACTCTCTTATTCTGGAGATCCGTATGATTAAACGGTACATAGAAACTAGGGAGATCTGGATTATATAAACAGATACCTACTAAAATATCGTTATACACATCCAGCCCTGTAGTTTCCACATCCAGTACATACTCACTTACTCCAGTTAAGTAAGTTTCCATTACTTCCTTAAGCCTCTCTGGAGTACGGATAATTTCATACTCTCCCTCAGCATGGAGCCTACCGCTCTTTACCAGCTCATTTATTACCTCCAGCCCTTTAAGTAAGGTATTCTGGTTTCTTTTCAAATTTATATTACATACTTTTTTATGAGCTAATCTACTGCTAAGATCCTCCAGATCCAAGCTCTCTCTACTCATATCTACCTGTATCTCTCTTGCCATCCTGTATCCTCCTGTTTAATAAAAGAGGGAGGTTTTTAGCCTCCCTCCCTGCCTTAAAATACTCTTGTAGCTCCTGCTCCGCTGTCATTGTTACTATCGTTATTGTTACCCTTGTTAAGCTGTAATCTGCCCTCGATAGCCTTAATCTGATCCTCACGATCCAGATCTAAGATAAGTGAGCCTACTAAGTTCTGAGGCTCTGGGATCTCCATCTCACTAGGATCCTTAGGAAAATACTGGTATGTAGTCTTAAGGCTACCCTTTGCTCCAGATCTCTTAATCTTAATATCTCTCTTAGTGAGATCTCCGTACTCTCCAGCTAAGCCGATAAGGTTCTTAATGTCTGTTAAGCCTCTCTCCCAGAGCTGTACCTGCTTATCCTTATCTTTCTCATCCTTGTTAATCATCTGTAAGAACATTCTAAGCTGAGGCTTATTGCCACTCTTACAAAACTCACAGCTCTCTCCTTTACAGAGGCAAGTACGATCTCTACCGCTACCGTCTACATCTAACTTGTGTACCTCATAGATGGGAAAATCATAATCTGTTTCTCCATCCTTTACTCCTACCTCTCCTTTGTGGAGTAATCTTACTGTAGCTGTATCTCCATCATCCTTTAACTGAAACCAGCCTGTTTTAGAAAATCCTCCATTGTCATACTTGTTAATAAGATCCTGTAATCCCATTTCTGTATCCTCCTGTTTTTCCTTGATTATTTTTTATTTCTACAGCATCAAAGCCTTTACAGCTCCTACCATGCTGTTGATAGCAAAACGCTTATCCACATTCTTTCCTACTAACACATCCGCCTTATGCTCACTCTTTTTAGTAAGCACTACAGCCTCTCCTTTTAAGATGGCTAACAGGGTTCTTAAACTACTCATACCGCTTACCTCCTTGCTTTTCGTGATAAATAACTTAATCACATCCACCCAGATTATTTAGACAGCATATTGATAACCAGCTAAAATAAATTTCTTTTTGAGGTTCTTGATATGCCAGCTTACGGTAGCATTAGTAATATTGAGAGCCTTAGCAATCTCTCCCTTAGCTCCTCCAGCCATGAGGATATTTACCGCTACCTGCTCCTTATCATTGAGCTGTAAACTATCTAAGAGATCCATAAACTCTACAGAGCTAAAATCCTTACACTCTACCTCAAAAGTGCTATCTGTTTCTGTACCGCCCTCTTTATTGATCTCAGATAACCGATCTAAGCTATCTGGAGTGGTACCTGTAAATCTTTTCTGGCGTGTAGCCTCGTTGTATAAACGGTTAAGGTGCTGGCGTACATATACCTTAAGGAGAGTTGAAAAAGCTACTCCCTGCTCTGGATCGTAATCATCTATAGCTCTAAGCATCGGTATATAGCTCTCACTCGTAAGATCCTCTAACTCAGAATTAGGGATAGAGGTTAAATATGGGGATACTAAAAGGTTAATAAGCCCCTTGTTAGCCTCTATGAGCTCTTTAAGATAGCTCTCATCTCTACTCTCTTTGTACGCTTTAATAAGTTCCTCATTTGTTCCTGTAATAAATCCTTTACTCATCCTGTTTTCCTCCTTTAATATCCTGTGAGATGGTCTTTCCAGCCATCTCCGTACTCTTTGACAAGATCGTTAATATCCTTTAGGCTCGTATGCCATTTGAGGTTGATAAACCGAAAACCTTTAGGTATCAGTAACCTCTTGATCTGGGAGGCTCCTTTTCTCCCTGCATCATCGTTATCTGTGGCAAGTACAAACCGCCTAAAAGGTGTACGCTCCAGCTCTTTACACTGATCCTCTGAGATATGTGATCCCATGATGGCTACCGCTGGTACTCCATAAGAGATAAGGCTGAGAGCATCTATCTCACTCTCTGTAATCCAAACCTCCTCTATCTGATCCGATGTACCCCAGCTAAAAGATCCGTTTAGGATCTCCCAGAGCCCAAACACTACGGAGGTTTTATCTACCTCTTTTGCGTTATAAAAATGCTTTCCAGCTATGCTCCTGCCCTTGTAAAAGATCACTTTCCCATCCATGCCCCTTACAGGGAAAAGCACTGTTTTATCCTCTGGATCAAACCCCAGCTCATAAGCCTCTAGCACCCAGTTAGCTATCCGCCTTTTATGTAGGTACCTACACGCCTCCTCACTCTGTAGGAGGTTCTGTGTGTACTGCTTTACTAAGCTCTCCTCCAGTACTGAGGATTTAGCTGTGGATCCTCTGTACATATCCAGATCTGGGAGCTCTCTCTCCTCCGTCTGGTAGTTGTACTGATTTACCAGCCACTTAAAGCCCTCTACTGGGCTACTCAGCCCTAACAGATCCGCTACAAACTGAGGTAGATCCGCTGTGTATCCACAGGTGTAGCAATGCACCGTACCAGCCTCGTAGGTCTTATCCTTTGTTACCTTTTGCTGTAGGAGCACTCCGCAAGATGGGTTATGCTCCTTACCGTTTGCGTGAAAAGGGCAAGTACACATAAGATCCGATCCTGTGTTTTTAATCTCCTTAAGTAGCCCTGCTCCGTAGAGCTGGAGCTTAAGATCCTTAAGTACCTGCTCTACTGTGGCTACTATTGGAGTTTTCCAGATCGTTATCACTTTTTAGCCTTTGCCTTTTTAGGAGCTGTGAGCTTAAGCATTACTACCTCTGTTACCTTTAAGGCATCTGCTAATACTTCCTGTGGCAACTCTCCAGCCTCTACCGCCTTAAGAGTTGCATCCTCATCTACAACCTCCTTAGTTGCGATACAGCTAGTAAGGTTTCTCTCATGGAGTTCTGCTAAGAGCTTTTCCTCATCCATGCTCTTACGCTCCTGCACAATTCGCTCAAAGCGGTATCCAGCCTCATCCGTGTAATCACTTTCTCCAGCCTCTAACATCGCATCCTTAAGGAGTGCCTTGTATTTCTCCTCCTCTTTCTTTGCACTGTCTAAGGCTAACTTTCTGGCTTTATAAGCCTCCTTTAACTCCGCTAAATTCATTAGCTTGTACCTCCTTTAAAAATTAAAATATATTCCTAAAACTACTGTTTAACAGTAGTTGATAGGTAAAAAAAATATAGGGAGAGGAGCTTTAGTAGCTTTCTCCTACTGTTTAGTAGTATAATTAAGTATTTACCACTTGTCAATAAAAAATTCTGTTTAACAGTAGTTTTTGTATGTTTTACTTTACTTTTCTACTGTTTAGGTGTATTATTTAATCATCCCTCAAAGAGAGGAGGTGATACAATGGCTAACAATTCCTCTCTCACGGATAACTTTGTAAAAGCTCTGAGTTACTACTTAGCACTATCTGGAAAGAGTAAGAAAGAGGTAGCGGATGGTATTGGGATACCGCCTACTACTTTCTCCTCTTGGAGTAATGGTAAACACTTACCAGACATGGATAGGCTCCAAAACCTAGCTACATACTTAGGAGCCCCTGTTAGTGAGTTTTTCGATTTTACCGCTAACACTTCTACTCCAGATCCGCTACTTACAGAGCTCACAGATATTTTTTCTGAGTTATCTACTGAGGATAAGCTCTTAGTGAGGGATGTAGCTCTTAGGATCTACAAACTCCAACACACAGAGGAGTAATCCTCTGGGGAGCCAGTCTTATATAGGCTGGCTCTTTCTTTTTATTCTGCTACCAGTATTTTCCTAAAGCTACTGGTAATATTTGTTAAAAAGCTGGGATCTGTGGCTCACTCTCACGCTCTCTAAGAGGTGTAGAGTTTCCAGCCTTTGAAAAATCCATATAAGCCAAAGGGATACCGTACAGATCACTAAGCTCCTGTGCTTTCTCCATCTTAGGAGCTGTCTTACCTGTTTCCCAGCTAACAATAGTCTTATCACTACAGCCTAAGATCTCTGCTACCTCTGCCTGTGAGTATCCTGCTTGTATTCTGCAAGCGGAGAGCCTCCATTTCATTTCAAAGTAGTTCATTAACTAGCCCTCCCTGCTTTATATTTTTCCAGAGCCTCCTCTGTTACAAACTTCTTAAGAGTAGGGATCATTACCTCACGCTCTACAGCCTCCAGCTTTCCGCTCTGGATATTTCTATATACATTTCTCTCACTACAGCCTAAGATCTGGGCTACCTCCTCTACTGTGTAGGCTTTCTCCTGTGGCTCCTCCTGCTTTTCCTCTACCACCTCTACAGGAGCCTCCTCTCCAAACACTGGAGCATACTTAGTCTTAAAAGCCTCACTCTGAGCTCCGATAATACGCCCTGCCATAAGATCACAGCCAGCCTTAGTAATGTGATACAATCTACCGCCCTTATCTGAATCCTCTGAGAAATACTTAGGAGCCTCATCTCCTAACTGTGTAATATATTTGCGGATCGCTCTTAAAAGGTTATCGTGCCTCTTTCCCAGCATCTCCGCTACTTCCTTACTTGTAATCGTCATATAAAAAAGTACCTCCTTTTCCGATTTACTTAACCTAATCAGAAAAAGAGGTAACATTTAGAGAGATTTTTATTATTTTTTCTTACTTAAATCAAAAATAGAGATTTTATCATTCTCTGAGTTAATTCTGGTATTAGTATCCACCACGATTTTATTATCTAAGATACCTGCTACAAGCCTCTGGATAATCTCTAACTCTCCCATCTCATGTAAATAAATAGGGTACACATCTCCCTCATCTGTAAGATATACAGGGATGATCCTCCCATTAGGTACTCCGCCTTTAGAAACCATAATCTTTCTCTCCTCCTTTATCCTTTTCTCCATCTGGTTTATCATCCTTTTTATCCTCTGTGCTCTCCTCTGGATTTTCGCTAAGGAGAGGCTTAAGGTATCCTGTATTTACTTCCCAGATCATAAGCACCTCTTTGTTATTGATACCATATCTGTTTTTCTTAACACTGATCTTAAGAGTGCCATCTATCACAGATAAAGATAATACTCTTGTGGCGTTCTGTCCTACACCGTCACTCTCTGCCAGATCGTGGAGCTCTGGGCTCTCTCCTTTTTTACGGTTTTTAACTGCCTCACGGTTAGCCTGTGCCATAAGGAGTACAGGCTTTTTAAGCTCCTTACTCATCAAAAATAGATCCTCTGAGATATTGTTATACGCTATTCTAGGTATATCCGCCCTACGCTTATCACTCATAAGGGAGAGCTGATCTATTACAATCATATCCGCCCCATGCTTAATAGCTAAGCTCTTGATCTCATCCACATTAGGCTTACGCCCCTCAAAATCATCTGGAGTAACTACGATAAATCCGCTCTTTTGCTGGAGCTGTGTTATATACTTCTCATAATCCTCCTGTAAGTACTTTGCTCCGTCTGTATCTGGTTTCTTTCCCAGAGTACCAGATCCATTAAGGAGCCCCATGTTACTAAAGTGCTTATTGAGAGTATCAAAACGAAAACCAACCATAGCGGTACTCATCTCTCCAGAGTACATAAGGATCTTGTAACCCATGTTCCACGCCATAGTAGCAAAGTACTCTCCGATCCATGTTTTACCCACATTAGTACGCCCTGTGAGTACTACCAGATCCTCTCCCCAGAGCCAGCCATTAGTAATCTCATCCAGCTTAGGGATACCTGTAGGAATACCTATAAGCCCCTTTACCTCACAACGCTTTTTATACTCTGTAAGGCGATCTCCAGCGTTAGAGATAATATCATAGCCATCTTTATTCCTGCTCACTGGTACGGATTTCTCCAGCTTTTCTATCTCCTCTTTGAGGTACTGAATAGCCTTAATACTATCCTCTTTTACTACCTTTGCTGTATCCTCAATCAGAGGCACCAGCTTAGTATATGTGTAAGCCTCTTTGAGCTTATATACTAAGTAATCTGTGCTCTCCGTTACCTCCAACATTTGAAAATCTTTGAACCTGCCTAAAAAGGTTAGTTTATCTGGCATCTGCTTATAGCTGTTGTAATGCTCTACGATAAAATGGATCTCATCCTTACAGGTAAGAAACATCTCCTCTACTACTCCGTTAGAGTGGAGGATCTCCAGATCTGGAGCATCTAATACCTTACAGAGTAAGCTCTGCTCAATCATATTAGCCATTTATAATCCCCTCCTATCTCCGCTTGTAATTTCTACTACCTGTGAGGAGCCTAATACTCTACTGGCTATCCGATCCCCTAACTCACTCCTAAGCTCCTCTGGAGAGAGGTTACTGGTATAGATCGTAGTAAGGTTATTAGATACTCTGGTATTTATGATGCTTACCATCCTCTCCCTTACCCAGTCCGTTACCCTCTCTGCTCCTATATCGTCTATGATGAGGAGCCTACAGGTTTTTATCATTCTTAAGATCTCATCAAACTCTGGATCTTTGTTATCATAATTATCTCTGAGATCTTCTAAGAAAGTGGGGAGAAAAATATATAGCCCCTCATTTTCCAGCCCTGTATTAAAAGCTATCTTTCTGAAAAAGTAACTCATAATCTTACAAGCCCATGAGGTTTTACCATTCCCTGTACTCTTTCCCCAGATATATAAGCCTCTGCCCTCATCTACCATACTGAGCACATCATTTTTATAATTATCCAGCACTGTAAACGCCTCCAGATCCTCTCCATTTTCTGGCTTAAGAGCAATAGTATAACGGTATCTCTCTGGGATCCTGCTTAAATTGTATAAAGCTCTGAGTACCCTGTATCCTCCGCATACATCACTACAGGAGCTTTTATCTTTCTGGCAATAATCACTTGCATAACACTTCATTTTGCCTCTTACCTCCTATGTTTTCTGTAGGTGCCCCTACTTTTGATACTTAACCTAATCACGGAGGAGAAAATTTTTTAGACAAAAAAAAAGAGGAGAGCTGTTACACTCTCCTCCAGATTGTTAAAATACAATATCTTTACCCTCAGCATCTTTAAGGGTATTACCGCTAAACTTTTTACTAACCGCTGTAGGCTTTCCCTGTCTACCATAGTTCTTAAGTGGATAGAGATCTTTCCATCCCTTATCTATACTCTGATCCACAATAGCCAGAGCTACTACAGGATCCTCTCCAGCATTATCTCTAAGAGTACTAGCAAACTTTTCTACCGTAGTTACTTTAGGAGTATAGTTTTTACCCCTACAATACTGGATAAATTTACTAAGAGCCTCTTTCACAAATTTATTAACAGGATCCTCTAAGATAGTACTATAAGATTTCTTTTTAGGGGCTTTGCCCTCCATCTCTTTAGAGATGGATTTTTCTATATTATCTTTACTATCTTTATTGAGTAAAAAATTTTTACTCGTATCGGGTAAAGTTTTTTTACTCGTTGGATCTTCATCGGATAAAATTTTTTTACTCGGTCTTAAAGCTGTATAGCTGTTGTAAATGAGAGCCCCTTTAGTGGTACTACTTTTAGTGAGGAGCCCCTGCTTAACTAGGTTATCTAAAGTGTTAATTACTGTAGGTCTTGATACACCACCCAGCCACTCACAGAGATAGTCTACACTCCCTGTAAAAGCTGTGTTAGTAGTCTGAGAAAATCCGTAGATGATCGCATAGAGCATAAGAGCATTACCTTTTAGTTTTAGCTCTGTTACCATCCAGCCCTGTACAGCAAAGTAATTATCCTCTCTTACTTTTATCTGTTTTGCCATAATTACCTCCAGTTAAGGAGAGAGGAGAGATACTCTCCCCCCCCCTGTAAGTATTACTCCATCTCTGAGATGGTTTTCTCAATGTTATCACAAACCTCATCAAAAGCCTGTTTAATAATAGCCTCTCTCTGCTGAGGGTTCGTACCTCCATCAATCTTAAGATCCATCTTTACTGTAGGCTTACACCAGATACCACTCTTATTCTGTACACTCATACCCAGCTCTACGCTGATACCTGCTACCCTTGCTGTAAAATCATTTGCCATCTTTGTTATCCTCCATCTCTTTTAAATTTTTTTCTCTGCGTGCCATTCTACGGTTATACTCCTCCACGGATTTACAGCCCATCTTTCTAGCTACTACCTTTTTGTGGAGGAGGGTACCGTTATTCTTTTGGATCTGCCTCTGCATTTTCCTTTTGAAACTGCTCACTCTTTTCTGCCTCCATTTCTGCTACGCTGTGCCATACTTCATCCTCTGTTTCAATCTCGCATATACTATTATGTGGATTGATAATAACCGTAACATCACAGCTATTAGAATTAAAGCTAGGTAATCCAGATCCATAACCACCATTACCCTTAAGTTTAGTTCCTAAGGCGGTAGAAATAATATCCTCTAAGGATTTACCATTTACCTCTAAACCGTATCCGTGATCCGATACCTCAGCATTTGTAAAACTGATTTTAAGCATCCTGCTTACCTCCTTTTCTTTTGATACTTAACCTAATCACACAAACGGTAATTTTTTAGATAGCCCTCAAAATTAAGGACAAAAAAAAGGAGAGCTTTTACACTCTCCTCACACTTAGGGTTACTTTTTAAGTTTTGCTTTTCTCGGTAATGAGGCATAAGCCTTTATAGCCTCCAGATCCTCCTCATACCAGTATCTATAGCCTCCCTCATCTCTTACGCTTGCTGGAATAGCTCCAGCATCTTCCCAGAGGCGGATAGATTGAGTAGAGGCTCCTACCAGATCCGCTACCTCTTTTCTTGTATATACTCTTTTTCCTGTATCTGCATCTATTGTTATTGCTCTCATTATATACCTCCATTTTGAGTTATTATACCACACCTGTATATTAAATGCTAAGTAATTTGTTAAGGATGGTTTTAATATCCTGCTTAGATCCTTTACCGTCTACTACTCGATCAATGAGATCTTTATTTTCTAACAGGTAATCCTCTACCGCCTCATCTATGGTACCCTTAGCCACCATAGAGATTACATTTACAGCCCCTACGGTACCTATTCTGTGGGCTCTATCCTCAGCCTGTGCATTATCTCCGCTATTCCATGCTTTATCCATAAAGAATACATAAGAGGCTTTATTTAGGGTTAATCCAGTACCCATAGCTCCGATAGTTCCTATAGCTACTTTACAGTGTGGGTTAGTCTGAAAATTGTCTACTAACCTCTGCCTCTGTTCTGGAGGTACCTCTCCTGTAATTACAATCGGATCATATTCACTAAGCTCTATCCCCAGATCCTTAGCTATCGTGCTCCACTGAGAAAATATGATAGCCTTGTGACCGTTAGGGATAATCTCCTCCTCCAGCATCTCCTTAATACGATCCAGCTTAGGGCTATCATCCGTTAAGTTAGGATTACCGCTGGTAAGCTGTCTGAGGCGGAGAGTACAGTTAAGCGGATTAACAGAGGCTAGGATATTTTCCATATCCGCTACAATGCCATTTTTAATATCCCTGTACTGTTTTTTCTGGGCTGTGGTAAGTTCTACATACTCAGTACTATACAGCTTAGGAGGGAGATCTAGTACCTCCTCTTTTTTTCTTCTTAACATTACAGTATTTAACTCAGCATTGAGGCTATCTAAGTTTTTATATCCGATTACTTTATAACCTCCGAAACCTCCCATAGTACAATAGGCATTTCTAAAACTATAAAAGGATCTCCTCTCTACTCCCAGCCATGTAAGGATATTCCACAGATCCTCCGCTTTATTCATCGGAGTACCAGATAATCCTATCTTAACTGGAGCTTTCAAAAATCTAAGAGCTTTTCCCTGTTGAGAGCCCCCGTTTTTAGCCTTATGGATTTCATCCACAATAATAGCCCCTATATATCCATCCTTAATCCCCAGATAGAGAGCATCCTGTATTTTCTCATTTCTGAGGCTCTCAATATTGATAACCCCAAAATAAGAGGAGCCTCTGTACCAGTCATTTAGCTGTTGTACTCTAACATCCATTGTCTTACCGTCTACCATTACACAGCCCTCGTTAGAGTGGATCTGGATCTCTTTCTCCCAGTTATATTTTACAGAGTTTACTCCGCATACAATAAGGGTTTTAATAAGCTCTTTCTTTCTGGCTACACAAATATCAATACTCTCCTTTGTCTTGCCTAAGCCCTGCTCATCTCCGATAAGTAAAGAGTTTTTCTCCATGCCATAATTAAAAGCCTCGATCTGATGAGGGAGGGGAGCTGTTTTAAAATCAAAATCTCTTACAGGCTTAATACCCTTTAGCCTCTCCTGTGTAGCCTCTCTTTTATCCTCGATCTCCTTAGTATTGAGGGCTTGTACTACAGCCTCCTCACTTTTGATATTGATAAGCCCTACTTTTTCTATGAGAGCTGGTAGCTCATGTGCTGGGATCTCCCACGCTCTATCCTCTGGTAAGTATCTCCGCTCTGCCAGCTCTTTTATCTTAGCTACAGTAGTGGGATCGTATCTAAATGAGATTTTAAAAGCATCATCAAAATAAGTACCTTTTTCCAGTTTTTCTACTGTTATCATAAAAATAAACCTCCTGTGATTTAGTCTTTATATAACTTAATCACAGGAGGTAAATATATTTAGATAACCCCTATATAATTTATGCTACTAACTGCACATAAAGCCCCAGCTTTCTAGTACAGTACATATAATCCTCTAAGTAGTGGATCATACTTTCAGTATGTATCTCGGAACATTACGTCCAAGAAGACCTAGTGCCTTGCCGCCTTCCACATCAAATGAAA